GCATGATATTATCAAGTGTTAACGCCTTCAGTCGTTCTGCAAGATTGGCAATATACGAGTTAATAAATTTTGTTTGGTCCATTATGTATCTCCACAAAGTTGGGGTGGGATTGTCCCACCCCATTCTTATCTATTTATTAGTATGTTCCACCGTCGATATTACCGAACGAAGGAGCAGCACCTGAACCACCAGATAGAAGAACTTGACCCGCAGTTCCCGCAGCGGTAACTCCGAGCGCAGAAGTACCATTACCGAACATAACACCGTTAGCAGTAAACGTTGCCGCACCAGTACCACCGTTTGGAACAGTGATTGCTGAAGCAAGCGACGAAACAGTTCCGCCTTCAAGGTTAGCAACAAGAGTAGCAATGGTGTAACCAGTTGCCGCTGTGTTAACAGTTGTGGTTGGAGCAGCTTGTGAATCCTTGAAGAGTCTCCACTTACCGTCCGAAGCATCGCGGAAGATACCTGAGTAAAGGTCTAGCGAACCGCTGGTATCATACATACCGAACAGACCGATGTCAACTGCGTCGGTTGCATTGTTGTCGTTACCAACGAATACGAGAGGATCGGTAACAGTTAGAGTTGTCGAGTTAACAGTAGTTGTTGTTCCCGAAACTGTTAGGTTTCCTGCAACAGTAACGTTAGCACCCGAAAGTGTAAGAGCAGTAGTTCCGTCAGATGCCTTAATGTCATTACCACCAACAGTTAGATCACCAGCAACAGTAACGTTAGCACCGTCAAGTGTAAGGGCAGTAGCAGAAGATGACTTAATGTCATTACCAGTTACGGTAAGATCGCCAGCAACAGCAACGTTTGCACCGTCAAGTGTAAGAGCAGTAGCAGAAGATGACTTAATGTCGTTTCCAGTAACTGTTAGGTCACCAGCAACCGAAACATCCGCACCCGAAAGAGTGATAGAAGTAGTTCCGCCATTTGCCTTAATGTCGTTACCACCAACTGTTAGGTCACCAACAAGAGTAACGTTTTCTGTAAGAGCAACAGTTACACCAGCATCTTCAGAACCTGAACCTGTGATAGTAACTTGGTTTGCAGTTCCAGCAACAGTAGCAACATAGTTACCAGTTGTGTCGGTTCCAAGAGCAACCGAGTTGGCAGCAATCGAGGCAACACCTGATTCACTGATTGTAATGTCGCCAGAAACGGCAGCATAGATGTAATCGCCAATATCTTCAGCAGTAATCTTCTTGTTTGCAGTTGCCGAAGCATCATAAACAAGGAATTCGTCTGCATCAGCAAGTGATGTCAGAGCAGTAGCACCAGTAATATCAGCAGCGATAGCAACTTGGTTGTCTGAAACTGTTGTCTTAACACCGGCTGAACCAGCAAAAGTCAGAGTTCCGCCAGTTGTGAAGGTATCTGTATTAGGAGTTCCTTGGTTGTCACTTAGTGTGAACGAGGACGAAGCCGGTGACGAGAATGCGAGTTGACCTGAACCGTTTGTGGTAAGGATCTGACCGTTTGTACCGTCTGCGGTTGGAAGAATCAGAGTAAGATCAGCGGCAAGAGTATCTGGTGCCTTTAGAGTTACTTTGTTGGAACCGTTATCTGTTCCTTCAGCAAAGGTTGCTTTACCACCAACTGATGATGTTGCGTCGATAAGACGAGCATCAACCTTGTCTGTGAAATATTTACCACCGACAGCATGAATTGCTGCAGTTCCGCCTTCTACTGATTCAATGTATAGTTTTGCACTTGCGCCGCTATTGCTTGCGTCTTGTGCATATGCCATTTCCCCTTCTAGGAGAGCAGTTGTTGTTGGAGCAGTTGCACCTGAACTTCTTTTAATTTGAATAATTGTTGACATTTAGACTATTCCTTTTTGGTTGTCTTCGTTGTTAATACGTTCCACCGTCTATATTATCTAATACCACTTCAGATGCAGGGTTTGCTGCTTCCCATTTGTTAGTAGCAGTGTTGTAAATTAAAGTGTATCCATCTTGGATACCGTCTACATCCACATCTGCCAACGTTTCTATTTTGGTTGATGTTCTTTTACTTACTATATTTGTATTTATAGTATTTGAAGTTCCTACTGTAACTTTTAGTGCCATTATTTTGTTACCTCTGGATTGATTACAACGATACCCTCTAGGACTCGTAGCGTTTCGCCTTCGCCTGTAATTTCAATATCATACACATACCTCCCTGCTTTTATTGCTGATGTTTGCACAGCAGTCAATGAAATAGTAACTTCACCATCTTCTGGTAAAGTAATTTCAGCAGTAAAACTAACGGAAGTATTAGTATAATATGATTTGCGCATTTGTGCTGCAGCAGTATAATCAGTAAGATCTTTCGGATCCCCGTTCTGATCATTTACCATAAGAGACAAAGAAAAAGTTGTTCCTTGGTCGATATAGATATTTTGAATTTGTGCCATCGGGAACCCTTATAAATTACTATGACACTATTTATAATTTTGGAGTTGTGATGAAAACAATTATAATGCTTAAATATGGCACAAAATATTCTGCCGATGATGTGAATAGAATCGTCAAAGATACAGGCAGGAAATATACATACGTATGTTTTACCGACGACCCGACTGGATTGGATCCAATTGTTGTTCCTTGGCCGTTGCCAGATGATATAGAAGGTCACTGGTATAAGGTTTGGATGTTTAGTCAACGAGGATTTGGTGATGTTCTTTATCTGGATCTAGATATTCGTATTCAAAAAAATATTGATCATCTGTGGAAATACCTTGACATTTATCCAACAATAGCGTATACTTACTGGAAGAATATAGAGTTTCCTGATTATGTCGGAGAAACTCATGGCATGCGGTATTTAAGTAATTACAACTCGAGCGTAATGATGTGGAAAGATGGGACTGTTCATCATATATGGGAGCACTTTCAATCAGATCCAGATTACTTTATGGTTAAGTATTTTGGCGACGACAGGTTCTTGTGGCACGAAGATTTTAGATTTAATTATTTTCCGAAAGGCGAGATTTATTCGTTTGTTTATGGTGCAGACTATTACGGTATAGATGACCATAACAAATCTTTCTACTATCGCCCAAGTTACACAATAGCATTATTAAATGGATTAGACCAGTTTCCTGGAGCAGATAAAGAGTATGATGAACTTCGTATGCATTAAGTGGGGCGATAAGTATCCCGCCAAATATGTGAATAATCTTTACAATATGGTAAAGAAGAACTACACCAACCTTTTCACATTCACGTGTTATACGGATGATGCCGATGGTTTAATTTGCGATACTGCACCTATACCTGATGATGGTATCCTACATCCGAAATATTGGTTTGGCAAAGAAACCTTCTGTTTCGACAGAGCAAAGTTCTCAGTATTTAATTCGCACAACTGGTTAGGGTACGTAGGTAACTGGTGTTATTTTGACCTTGACGTAGTAATCCAAGAAGATATAACTGAGGTTCTGGAACTTGCACAGAAACCTCGCATCATTCAATGCCGCTGGCAACCACAATCACAGAAACATGACAGACTGTTTATTGACACCAGAGGAACTTTTTTCAACTCTAGTATGATGCTTTGGCCTGGTAAATCATGCGAACATATCTACAACGATGCCATCGAGAATTCCGAATCGATATTTAAAACTTTCTTCAAGGGAAGCGATAATTATCATTACTGGAGGCAGAGAGACTTCTGGAAAGATATTCCAGGTGGATGGATCTATTCTTGGAATCGAGGAAAGCATCATCCAGATGACATTGAAAGATTTAAGTTTCGACCCGATGCTAAGATTTGCTTGTTCAATACAGATAATGTTCCTCATCCTTCCGCCAAAGAGCAAATAGAACTGGTAGATTGCCAAGATGAAAATATTATTGGATTGTGGAAATGAGAGTTAATTACGTCTGCTGTAAATGGGGTACAAAGTATTCCGCTGAGTTTGTCAACCGTCTTTATAGAATGGCAAAGAAGCACACCCCTGATAATTTTGAGTTCCATTTCTATTGCTATACAGATAACAGCGAAGGTTTTGATAATGAAATTAAAGTCATCGACTTCCCAGACATTCCCAACATCCATCCGAAATACTGGTTTGGATCTGAGGATTTCAAATACGGCATGGCACGTTGTTGGGACAGACCAAAGACGTTCATCTTCAATACACATAACTTCGCAGACGATAAACCCACTGGAAGATTTGTCTTTTTCGACCTTGATGTTATCATTCAAAATGATTTGTCGCCGATCATCACTTATGACCTAGAGAATCCTACCAAGTTACGCTCGTGGTGGCAAGACCCTCGACCCATGAAGACTCGAAACTTTAAGTTGGCGCATGGTGCTTACACTAATGGTAGTTGCATGGTTTGGTCAGATGATCAGACAGAGTGCATCTGGCAGGATGTTCTAGAACATCAAGAGCGTATTTGGTTCACGTTCACCGATGGAACTGACAACTATCATAGTTGGCGATGGGGTGACTTTAGTGATACTCCACTTTGGGCACACTTCCCAAGCACATTTGCTTACTCATACAATCGTGGTCGTAACTGGCACGAAGGTGATTTGCAAGTAGGCATATATAGAAAGGACTGTATCCTTTGTGTGTTTAATGTTGACTTGTTACCATTTCAAGATAACAGCAGAGGCAAAGTTAAACAGGAGTCGCTCGTCGACCCTGATCTTTTAGAGCATTGGAATATTTGATGATTAGTATTTACACAGTTAAGTGGGGGTTCAAATATGATTCAGAACATGTTAATCGTGTTCTTGAACAATGCAGAAAACATATAACAACTGATTTCGACTTTTACTGTTTGACTGAACATCCGATTGGATTGCATCGTGATGTTATAGTAATTCCCTTCCCCGAAGATAACTACTATGAAAAATGGTGGAACAAATTGTATTTGTTTGATCGAGGAGTTGTACCCCAATATGGAGAAAAACTTTTCCTGGATCTTGATATTGAAATTCAAAACAATATTGATTGCATCGTTGATCATGACCCAGAAGATGGACTGACATTTGTTCGCACCCATTGGCACGACATGAGAAAAATGAAACGAGACACAAAAGATATTCCTCGTGCATATACAGATCTAAATTCCAGCGTGTTGAGGTGGAACGATAGATTGGATGTCAATAAGATTACCAAGTTTGTCACAGATTATCCTGATCAAATGTTTTTTCATTATCGCGGTCTTGATAATCTATTCGGGCACAAGAGAGAACAACTATTAAAAATTAATTTTTTCCCAGATGGTTGGGTGTATAGTTACAACTACGGATACATGTGGCCAATTGATGTGCGGGAACAAGTCCTCCGCGAAGAACCACTTATTTGTTTATACGATTCAATGGAAAGACCACAAGATGTTAAATTATAATTACTTAAATAATTACCGAAACTGGGGCGACGGATTAGATAAGATCGCCCACGAAATGCCGTATAAGCATGACGATTTCCGTAAATCTATGAATCCAAATACAATGGATGCTGCCATTTGGTTAGTAGAAAACTTACAGAGACTTACTCGAGGTCCTGATCCATTGAATATAACGATTCTAAATTCTTGGTTGGGATTTCCTTTAGTTCCACTTCTCTGCGAAAATCTAAATGTCAAGAAACTCAACTTGATCGATATTGATAAAGATGCATTAGAACTGTCTAAGGTTTTCAATCGTTACTATAACAACGAGAGAGGAATTGAACTCAATCACATCAATTGGGATATTCCGTTTGCATATCATGATATCAATGCATTAGAAACAGATGTAGTAATTTCTATCGGGTGTGAGGCAATGTATCCTCTAAAGAAAATGACAACAGCAAATCCAGATTGTATCTTTGCCTGTCAATCGTCAAATGTTTTTAGAGAGATGTATGGCATCAATTGCGTTCCAACACTCGAAGAGCATATTGAGAATGTTGGAGTTACTGATGTTTTCTACGAGGGATCTATTAAGCAGTCATATTACAGTTGGGATGGTAAGGTCGAGTTCGATCGGTTTATGGTAATAGGGAAAAAATAATATGGGTAGAGCAAGAGTCGTGGCACCACCACCACAAGATCATATTCCAGAACCTTTAGTATCAGCACCACCTCCACCAGAGGAAGTGGTTGCAGAAGAATGGATCGAAGGAAATTTCCAAGAAGAAATTATCGAAGTTGAAATTATTGAACCTTCTCAAGAAGAACTTGATAGGGAAAGAATCGCACAAGAAAAATATGAAGAATTGCAGCGAAAGAAAGCAGAAGAGGAATCTAGAATTTCTGCTGAGTTGCAAAATTTACGCGAAGAAAACCAAAGACTTACCCGTGAAAAAGAAGCAGCGGAAAGAGCAAAAGAAGAACAAATTGTAAAGATGCGACAACAGGCAACTGATCAGCGCAACAATCAACACATGATTCAATTAAACATGACACCAAAAATTCCATCGTTAATTAGTAAAATTAAAACACTATTTAGAAACCGTCGAATTAAGTCTGCTACAAATGTTGGAATTAAAAACTATGAAACTGCAATCCTCGAGCGAGCAAGAATTGCAGTTCCTAAGTTATTAGATGATATTGAAAAAATGCACGAGCAGTTGAC